CACGACCACGACCGCGCCCACGACCACGACCCCGACCACGACCACGACCACGACCCCGACCACGACCACGACCGCGACCCCGACCGCGACCCCGACCGCGAGATCGCGTCATACCCAAGTCGCGCGACGGCCGCGTTCATTTCTGCTCCCTGGGCAAGGCGAAGGGGAACGCGCAGGCGTCGATGATCGAGCCTCGCCCCACGATCACCTCGCCGTCCGGGAACGGCTCGATCTCGACGAACGATCCCCCGCGCAGCGCATCCGAAAAGCGGCCGGTGTCGGCGATCCACGCAGCGTCCTCGAGCACGAGCTCGTGCTCGCTCACGGCGATGAGCCGGCCAGTCTGGATCATCGTGACCGTCCGAATCAGGTACGGGGACCCGATCTTCCATCCGGGGGCGGTCTCGACCTCGTCGTGCTTGGTCTTCTTCACGGGCTTGGTCTTCTTCACGGGCTTGGTCTTCTTCACGGGATTGGTCTTTCGCGTAGTTTGGATCGATCGGCGCTGTCGGCGCTGGGTCTGTTCATGCGCGGGGGTTTCGCCTGCCTTCATGGGGGAGACCTCCCGACGGAAAGGACCCAGGCGCGGGCCTGGGCTAGTTCCGCTGGCTTCGCGTGCCGGTGGGCCCGCACCAGCCAGGCGGCTCCGTTCCGGACCGCGTCCCCGCGGGCGAGCGCCCGCGCGAGGAGGGCGGCCGCCCCTTCGAGCCTCGGGAGATTCGACGCGAGCTCGAACGAGGGGCGGCCGCGTAGGCTCACCTGTTGGGCCGCCAGGGCGCGCAGGACGTCGAGGGCGTCGTGATCACGCACGAGGAGTGCCTCGCCCAGGCCGCGGGCGAGGGCCGTCCCGCGGGCCACGGGCTCCTCGGCGCGGACGCGGTCCTCGAGGCCCTCAGGCCGGCCCGCCGGCGCGGACCTCCCCTGGAAGAGCTCGAGCTGCTTCGCCCTGGACCTCGTCCGCCAGGTCCCAAGGTGCCGGCGCCAGGCGTCGGGGTTCGTCCGGATGTCCGCCCGGCGCTCGAGCACGGGCTGGCCGATCTCCAACCACCGCTCGACCGCCTCCTCGTCGTCGAGGACGTGGATCGTGTCCGCGTAGCGGGGCCTCCACCGGGCCGATGGCGGGACGACTTCCACCCAGTCGCCGGGGGAACGCACGAGCGCGAGCACGCGCTGCAGGAGCCCGAGGTGGGCCCGGAGCGTCCGCGGCGCGGGCGGCTCCTCCCCGTAGAAACCTCTCCACGCCCGCCGCATGGCCTCCACCGAGAGCCGCGCCACGGCCCCCGGCACGTACCAGCCCTTCCTCGGCCGGCCCTTCACCGGACATCGGAGCTCGAGCAGGAGCACGAGGAGTCGCGCGCGGAGCGCTCGGACGTCCCTCCTCCTCGAGATCGACTCCACGAGGTCCGCGAGCCTCCTCGAGCGGGCCGCCAGGAGCTCGAGCGGCTCGAACGGTAGGAGTCCCGAGCGGAGCTCTTGCCCTTCCCTGGTAGGATCGAGCGACCGCGAGGACGTCCGGTTCATGGCGTGAATGGACGTCGGCGCGTGAGGCCCTGGGCTCCTGGTCGATCGGGAGCCCGGGGCCGCCCTAGGCCCCATCAAGGGGCCGGGGCGGGCCGGGCGGAGCGGTCGTGTCGTGGAGAAGGGCGACCGCCGGCGTCCTGGGTGGAAGCTACCACGACCGCGAGGGACCGCAAGGGGTAGGCTCGAAGGTGAACCAGAGGCGGCCGAGAGAGGGCCGCTCCGGCATGAGCACGTTCCCCATTCTGACTTCTGCTTGGGTGTGGCAAGTTCGCGACCCGGACGCGGACGCGGCTCTGGAGTTATCCACAAGGTGAGCATCCATGGAAAAACGCGGCGCCCCGCGACTCCTCATCGTGGGCGAGGCCCCGAGCGACCGGGCCTTCGAGCGCCTCGAGGCCCGGAACGGCGAGCGCGCCGAGGCCGTCGCGCGCCGAATCGCGCTCACCGGAGCCGTGGGCGCGCGCCTCGCCGGGCTCCTCGGGGAGCCCTGGCCGCACGGGCTCGTGCCATGGCGCGGGGTCCAGCGCTACCGCCTCCGGAACCTCCAGGACGTGCCGTGGTCGCGCCGCGCCTACCACGAGCTCACGGCCCGCATGGCGGCCCAGTCACTCGCGCTGGAGACGGCCGGCGAGGGTGGGCTGGTGCTGGCGCTCGGCCGGCGGGTCTCGAGGGCCTTCGGCGGCCCCTTTCAATTCCTCCGGTGGGAGGAGGTCGGGAGCCTAGTCGTCGGCCTGTTTCCGCATCCGAGCCGGAGGAACCGCTGGTGGGATAACCGCGCTCAGGCCGAGGACGCGCTTGTCTTCGCGCGCTCGATCCGCGTCGGGCTCGAGGCCGGCGTGGACCCTCGAGGACTCGGCGGGTGGAGCTGGTCGGAAAGCCCCTATCGTTTCGAGGGCCTCTACCACGAGACGCGGGCGCGCGCCGAGGCCGTCGCAACGCTCGCGCGCTTCTGGACAGGCCGCCTCGCGCCGGTCGAGAGACTCGCGCGCCTCGACGCGCACGGGGTCGTGATCTCGGGGAACATCGAGCCTACGTGGCTCTCGCTCCGCTCCGGGCTCATGCCCCCTTAGCGGAGGTAGGCGATCGCGGCGGAGACGAGGCCGGAGAGGACGATCATGGCGACGGCGAGGCCTATCGCGATGTAGGGCTGTCCCCCGCGCTCGCGCCCCTCGATGCGCGCCGAGAACGCGACGAGCTGGTTCTCGAGCGCGGCCAGGCGGTGGATCGTCCCATCTCGGAGCGCGCCCACTTCCTCCTTTGTCGCGAGGGTCCCGGACTGGTCCTTTAGCGCGCCGCGGAACTCGTTCTGTCCCTGGTTGACGCGCTGTTGGGCCTCCTCGGCCTTCTCGGTCGCGCGGTCGATCGAGCGGAGCGCTAACCCTACCTGCTTGTCGCGTTCCGTGAGGATCCCGTGCAGGGCTTTGACCTGCTCCTCGAGGCGCGCGAGGCGCTCGCGGGTGTTTAACTCCTCGTCCACCTTCGTTCGGGGCCGCCGGCTACTCGTGGACAGGCCAGCCGAAGACCTGCCAGCCGACGAGGGCGAGGAGCACCCAGACGAGCAGGTCGACGCCACCCCCCTGGTAGTCCTTGCTGCGACTCAGGCGCACACCTCCGAGGACCAGACTCAGGATCATGAGGAGCCAGAAGACAAAGCCGATCGTCATAGGAAGTTCTCCGCGCGGACGCGCTCGATCTTACCGAACGCGGTGTGTGTAGGGTCCCAGTGCACGCGCGACTGCTCGCGCGCGTGATGCATGAACTCCTCGAGGTCCTCGCCGAGCGCGAGCGCGCCGATGGGATCGACCGCCCGCGATCGCGCGTCCTCCGTGAGCGCTGTCCACTGCTCCAGGGTACGGCGCTCGCCGGCGACCTCGAACCAGGGCTCGCCGCGCGCCACGGAGAAGCGATTCCCTGTCGAGCGCAGGACGGCGGAGGTCGCGGTCGAGGCCTCGACGTGCCGGACGAGCGGGGCGTCGCCACGACCACCGATCCGGTTCCGACGAAACACGATCCTTCTGTTCCTCGCGGCGTCGCCGGCGATCGTGACGCTCCCGCCCCAGTCGGCGATGACGTTGTCGGCGATCTCGAGGTCGCGCGCTCCGTCCACGGTGAGCATGTCCGGCTGGGTTCCCCCGCGGTTGCCGAGGATCCCGTTGTAGAGGATCCTCCCACCGCTCACGTTCCCAACCTGGAGGCCCCACCCACGCGGATTCCGCTCGTCGATGTCCTTCCCGTCGAGGATTAGGTTCCCGATGCATTCCACCAGGACCCCGAGCGGCTCTGGGGTGTTGCCCATGCCAACGCTCAGGTTGATCGAGTTCCGGAGGAAGAGGTTCCCGAAGACCTGCCCTCCACAGCGGAGCTGCATCCCGTGGGAGGCGGCGCGGGCGATCACGTTCCCGCGGACACGTACGCTCGTGCAGTCGTTGTCGATGTAGAGGTTGTGACTGTAAATGTCCGCGCCGGCACCTGGAACGAGCTCGTTCCACCCGTTGTGATCCCAGACGTTTTCCTCGAGCAGGAGATGGTCGACGCCGTAGGCGTACAGCCCCTGGGCGTGTTCACCGGAGCGCGCGTGGTCGACGTAGGCGTCGGAGATCACGCAACGGCGGACCGAGTAGTTCGCGAGGCGCCCGTCCCAGGCCTGGAGGACGAGGTTGGTACTGAAGCCGGAGACCTCACAGTCCTCGATGAGGATGTTCGCGCCAGGCTGGAGCATCCGAACTCCAACCACGTCGCCCCCCCCGGTGTAGGTCCTCGGGCGGAGACTCAAGCCGACGATCGCGAGGTTCTCGATCGTCGCCGGGGAGCCCCCTCCGCCGTTCGTCCAGACGCCGTCGGCCGGGGTCAGGAGGCGTGGCCGGCGCGGGTCCTCGCCGTAGGTGGAGACGACCATGGGCAGGCGCGCGGAGCGCCCGGATTTCTTCCAATGGCCCAGGCTCTCGCCCTCGAACACGTCCCCACGCCGAAGGCGGAGGTGGTCCGGGTGTCCGTGGCGGAGGAGCGCCACCCCGGCCGCGATCGTGCGGCGAGGGCGCGCGGGGGAGAGCCCGTCGTTCGCGTCGTCCCCTCCGGTAGAGACGTGGACGACCAGCGCGTCGCTCGTCGCGGCGAGTTCCGTCCAGTCCTTCACCGCTCGGGGTCAGAACGTTGTCAGGAGGAAGGCGAAGCCCGCCCGCACGAGGCGCCCCACCGTGCGCTCGACCGTGTCCTGGAAGGCGTCGACCGCGTGTAGCTCTATCGCGGCCGAGAGGAGCCGAAAGCGCGTCATGAGCGCGCGCTCGAGCTCGGATGGTTCGCCCTGGCCTCCGCGCGCAAGGCGCTCGAGCAGGATCCCGGCGAGAAGATTGCTCACCTCCTCGAGGCGCGGGAGGATCTTCCCGCGGACCTCGGCGCTCACCTGGTCGAGCCGGGCCAGCGCGTCGGCGCGGATCTCGAGCGCGAGCCCCCTCGCGTCGAAGCTCACCGCGGCACCCCGGCCGGCACCGGCGGTGGCGGGGCGTCGGGACGGATGGCCTCCTCGGCCGCCTGGATCGCGAGATCCCAGTCGTCGACCACCTTCGAGAGCTGGTCGCGGGTCAGCAGGTCGAGGGTGGGATCCGTTGCCACGTAGCCCTTCCAGCGCGCGGCCATGAGGTCATGGGCGGAGCGGCTCGCACCCACCAGGGCCACGCCGGGCCCGCCGGCGAACGGCGAGCGGCACGCCTGGGCGAGAAAGCACGCGAGGAGGCAGGCCTGGATGAGGAAAAGGCGTCGCATGGTTGCGGCGACGCTACGGCGTCCCGCCGGCGGGTGCAAGTTAGAGGACCGAGACCGTCGGCAGGGCGAGCTCGAGGTCGCCGGCCTCTGGCTCGATGGGCTCGAGGGGCGCGAACGGTCGGAGGAGCGCCACGACCTCGAAGAGAACTGGGGCGGCCGGGAAGAAACCCCGGCCAGGAGCGGGCGCGCCGGCGAGGTGCGCGAGCCCCTGGGCCTCCCAGTCCCCGTGCTCGTCCAGGAAGCCGGGAGAGGTGTAGTAGGACGCGAGCCCGTCCGTCGGTGGGGAGTCGACCGTGCACGTGACCAGGACCACCTCGCGACTCGGTTTTCGGAAGAGGGCCTGCACGTAGCCCGGGGACGTTGCGGCCGCGGTCAGGTCTACCGCGATGAGCTTCCCGGCCGCGTTGCGCTCGACGAACTGGAACACGATCCGGAGGTTCCTCGCGCCGAGGTACACGCGCTGTTTGACGCATCCCACGCAGGCGAGGCTACTCCACCGCGGCGAGGAGGTCGAGCGCGCGAGGTGTCTCGGCCCCTAGCTTGAGGGTCCGGGCGATCTCGGCCACGAGGTCGAGACGGACGTCGACCAAGAGGAAGCTCGGTGCCGGCAGAGCGAGGAGGAGCGCGACCGGCGCCGGCGTGAGGTCCCCCGCCGTGGTGACGATTGAGACGACCGGGAGAGCGAGCAGGAGCGGGACGGCCGCCGGCGTCTCAGTCAGGAGCCGCGCTGGCTGGGGCAGGGCGAGCGCCAGGTCGACCGGGCTCGGGCTCTGGGCGGTCGGGACGATGACCGCCGGCGCCGGTAGGACGAGGTCGAGCTCGACCGCGGCCGGCGTCGCTCCGTTCTCGAGGAGGATCGTCGGCGCCGGCAAGACGAGGGCGAGCTCGACCGCGGCCGGGGTCTCGGTCAGGAGGCGCGCTGGTTGAGGGAGCGCCAGGGCGAGCACCACGGCCGCCGGTGTCTCCGTCAAGAGACGCGCCGGTTGGGGCAGGGCGAGCGCGAGCGGGACCGCGGCCGGCGTCTCCGTGCGGAGAATCGTCGGCGCCGGCAGGACGAGGGCGAGCACCGCGGGCGTCGGCGCGATCGGGTCCTCCCCGAACGAGAAGCAGAGCGTAGGCAGGTCCGCCGAGGCCGAGACGAGCACGTTGTAGTCGAAGCCGGTAACCGTGATCGCGACCACCCGCGCGGCCCACTTCGACTCCACGTGGTGGAACTGGTCGGAGGCAATCGAGCACGTCGTAACGCTGGTCGTCTGGGCGTCGGCCGAGTTCCACTTCGCCATGCTCCCGCCGGCGCTCCCGGTCGCTGGCGCGTACACCCCGAACGACATGGCCCCGACCGTCGCGTCGAGCGTGTTCGCAGTCGCAGCCGCGCTCCCCACCGTGAAGAGCGCCCGCGCCTTGAATCCCGCCCCCGCGTAGCTCGACACTCCGAGCGTGTCCGAGTTCAAGGCCGGCAAGTCCGCGACGCACCTCTCCCCGTTCAGCGAGAACGCGAGCAACCCGACCCCGATAGCCTCGCCCGCCGTGTCGCGCGTCGTCAGCTCCACGTCATCGGCGTTCCAGGCCGTGAGCTGGATCGAGATTGCCTCAGTGACGACGCCAGCCGTAGAGATCACGATCGAGAGCAGGCGATCGTTCCTCGCCTTCATGCCTACGCTGGTCGGGGACGCCAGGTCTTGCGCGCAGATCCCCACGCACGCCTGCGAGGTCGAGGGGAGCCGCCCCGCGAAGCCCATTGAGAAGATCACGTTGTTGAGGCCGGCATCCGTGTTCCAGACGGTGCGGGCGCTGATCGCGAGCACGGCGTCCGCCACCAGGCCGAGCGACGGCGAGTTGAAGGCCGTGTTGTCCGTCGTGGGGGAGGAGACCGTTACCAGCTTGGCCGAGAGGTTCGCGCCGTACATGAAGCGCACGAAGCCCTTGAGCACGGACGCCGTGTCCACGTTGATCGTGAGCGCGTTAACCCCAACCGATGTGAACGTGGCCCCCACCCCGAGCGCCTCCGTGGTCGTCACCGGGAGGTTCAGGATCTTGTTGTTGGCTCGCCTCCTCCCCGTGTCCGCCAGGGTGGCGAGCACGTTGTGCTCAGCCATGAGGCCGATCGCGATCGCGGCCGCCCCGTCCGTGAGCCCGATCGAGATTCGGGCGGGGTTGGTCTCGCCTCCCGTACCGCTCGCCCCCGAGAGCACGATGATGCAGGCCTTGGGCGTCATACCCGCCGGCCCGCCCGTGTCCGTGATCGTGAAGGCGCCGCTCGCGTTCGGCAACGTGAACGGCACGTCCCGGACGATGATCTCGTTCCCCACGGCGCTACCCGGGCGCTCCGCCCGGCGTCAGCGTGACGGTGGCAGGCATGGGAGGCCGGCCCACTCCACTAGCTCACCCGGTGAGCTGGAGGATTCCGAGCGCGGCCCACTGGATCGTGTTGTTGGCGCCCGTGCCGTCGAAGGGGAAGCCCCCCGTGTCGAAGAAGGCCACGGGGATCTCGAGCCCCGGCGTCGCGTTGTGGACGTGGAGGAGGGCCGCCTGGTTCTGGCGCGTGCCGGCGCCCAGGTTCGTGAAGACGGCGTCGGTCGCGTCCACGTACCAGATGAGGTTCCCGTCGTCCCGGACGCCCGTCACCCCGGCCAGGTCAACCCTGGCGTAGTTCGCCCCGTCGCACTCGTCCAGAGTCGTGAAGCCCGCGAAGGTGTTGGCGGCCTTCTGGGTGTCCGTGGTCGTGTTGGTCATGACCAGGGCCACCCGCAGGTCCGCGGTGGAGAGGTTCAGGCCCGCGGTCGCGATCAGTTCCTTGGCGCGCTGGTAGACGAAGGATGACATGGGCGGGGACCTCGAGGGGTGGGGCCGGGGCCCCGAGCATAGGGAGCCAGTCCGGGCGTTCCAAGAGGTAGAGTGTCCCCATGGTCTCCAGCCTCGAGGTCCCCGTGCGGGCCACCCGAGCCGAGCTCTCCCTCCCCGCGACCGGCTCGGCCAAGCTCACGAAGGTCGCCTTTCCTCTCGTCTACACCGGCTCCGCTCCGTCGAAGGTCCTCGCGTTCGTCGCGGCGACCGCGGGCGACTCGGTCCAGGTCGAGCTTTCGTACCCAGACCGTCCCGCCGGGGCGTGGAAGGACACGTGCCGACTTACCGGAGCGAAGATCAAGCTGCCCGGCAAGAAGGACGGCGAGCGCGTCGCGGTCGTCCTCGCGCTCACCCTCACGCGCGCCGACACGCGCGCGCCGCGCGAGCTCCTCGAGTTCCTCCTGGACGCGGCCCATGCCGAGGCGCTCGAGCTCGACATGAAGGTTCGGGTCGTCCAGGAGCCGCTCCCCTTCCAGGAGCCTCCTGATCCGCGCGTCGATGAGCGGGTGCGTCGAGCTGGTGGTTCGCTGGCTGTTCCGGAGCCAGCGCGTCGGGCCGCGCGTGGGCCGAAGGCCTCGAGCCCTCCGCCCGCCTAGTAAACGCGACCGTGCACGTGCACGGTCATGTCGTCGAGAACGTCGATCGCGTTGACGTCACGGCAGCGGAGCTTCATCCCCTTTAGCAGGACGACCTCGCGGACCGGGACGTCGACATAGATCAGCGGGGAGAGGACCACCTCGGCGCGCCCCATCGGAGCAAACTGGAGGTCGCGCGCTTGCCCGGCTGTGATCGCGGTTGCCGACGCGAAAACGAGGACCGTGTCGTCCTCGGCGTCGAGGAGCTCGAAGACGAGCGCGCGGTTCCCCACCGTCGCCGTGGCGACGAACTCGAGGCGGACGACCGCGATCACGAGCGCCTTCGCTTGCGGCCCCACGTCCGTGTCGAAGACGAGGGTCTTCGAGGGCGCGTTCGGGGAGTCGTCGGTAAAGATCGCCCACGAGAAGTTGCCTGGGTCCCCCGCGGCCGCCTCGTCCTTTACCCAGGTCACGGGGTCAGCTCACCGGAACGGAGGACGCGAGGTCGGCGCGGCGACGTTCTTCGGCGCCTTCGTCCCCTCGCTCGTGACGTTGTCGTCTCGCGCGAAGAGGCCGATGAAGGCTGCCCCCACGGCCGCCAGGAGCTCGGCCGCGTATTCGGGTTGGAAGACCGCGAGGAGGCCCGGGCCCCCCTCCGCGAGGAGCTTCGAGGCGAGGGAGAGGAGTAGGCCCAGGCCGGCGGCCACGCCGGCCACGGTCGTCTTTCGGCTCTTCAGCATGGCGCCAGGGTAGCTTCCGGGCTCCGGGACCTCACGGGTAGCCCTTGGAGAAGGGCCGAAGCCCCTCGCCCTGGAGCGCAAGCTGGGCCTCGTCCTGGACGGGGTAGCCTCGAGCCGCTGCCAAGGCCCGAATGGCGGGCGTGTTGCACCGGCGGATGCGGACACCCTCGGTCACCCCGCCCACCTGGGCGAGGACGTGCCACCCGTAGGCCGCGCTGTCCGTGATCGTGAGCGAGCGGGCGACCGCGGCGTTCGGCATCCAGGCCCGGAGCGTCCCGACCCGGAGGAAGGGGTCGTAGTCGGCGTCCCCGACCGAGCGGAACCCGCACCGGCGGAGGACCACGTCCCCGGTCGCCGGCCCCGGACCGCCCGGCCGGCCCTGGTCGTCGTAGTAGTCCTGGCCTCCGTCGTCGACCATGAGGCAGTGGGGGTTCCCAGGGACCGCGGAGCGCGGGGCACCCCAAAAAACGCAGTCCTCCGCGCGGACGTTGGTCCTCCCGCCGATCCCCTGAAAGGTCCACCCGGCGCCCCCGCGCCAGCCCCACTCCTGGTCCCAGCGAAGGGCGCTGCAGCGCTTGAAGTAGAGGAGCGCGCCCGGGACGTCGTGGCATTCCGCCGGGCGCGCCGTGTGCTTCGAGCCCTCGGAGCCGGAGGCGTTGATCTGGACGTCGACCCAGGAGGAGCCGCGCGAGGCGTAGCCGTGCGAGTAGTGGGCGTGCTCGGCTCCGCGGGCGAAGTCGTACACGACGTCCCGGAAGTCGAGGTCGCCCTGGTAGCTGAAGGTTCCCCACACCGCCGAGTTCTGGATCCCCTGGGCGCCGCTCACGCCCGCGGGCGCGTGCTCGAGCCGGAGCGCGACCGTGACCGACTCCTCGTCGTCGATCGCAGGCCGGACGAGGATCGTCGCCTTCCCGCCGGCGATCGTCCCGGTTGTCGTCGTCCAGAAGCGGACACCGTCGGGCCGGACGACCACCGTCCCCGCCGGGACCATCGCGCCGTCCGTGCCGGTGAAGATCACCGAGCGCGCGGGATCCGCGACTATGCGCACGTCCCGGAGCACGAGGCGGAAGCGCGGCCGGATCGGCGAGACGTCCACGAGCTCGCCCTTGGCGTCCGCGTCCCGGGTCGCCAGGCCGAAGTGGATCGCCTTCCTCTTCGCCGCGTGGATGGTCATGTGCTCGAGCCAGAGCACCCCGTCGAAGGGCCCGACGAAGATCGTCGAGTCGTGGTAGGTGTCCTCGCCGGCGACTATGTGGGTGAGGTCCCGCCCGGCGCCGGTGAAGCGCACGCCCTCGAGCTCCCGGGAGAGCCAGACCGCGGGGTCGTAGCGCTGGCGGTTGTCCCCTCGGAAGGCGAGGTCGAAGCCTGGCACCGTGCCGGCCGGCAGGTCCACCTGGCCGAGGCGGAGCTCGTCGGTCCCAGGGAAGAGCTCGAAGGGCTCGAGCGCGGCGCGCTCGAAGTCGAGAGGCTCCTCGGCCCCGGAGGGGAAGAGCTCGCGCGCGGTGACGCAAGCGAGGAAGCCGAGGAGGAGCCCGAGCAGGGCGAGCCAGACGATCCGGAAGGGGTTCGAGGGAGAGCGCATGGGTGGAAACCTCCGGGGGAGGAAAGGGGCGGTCGCCGAGGTTACCCTCGCCGGCCATGGTTCACCGCATCGACAGTCCGGGCTCCGTGGCGGGGACGTGGGTCGGGGGGAACCCCTTCGCCGGCGTGCCGGGAACGATCATCGCGGCGGACTACTTGAACGCCCACCAGGAGGAGCTCGTCTCCATGGTCGAGGCCGAGGGCCTCGCGGCGGACAAGCTCGACACGACCCAAGTCCGCCAGGCCGTCCTCCATGCCATCGCGCGCGTCGCTGGCGTCGAGCTCGTCTTCACCGCCGGCGCTAACCTCACCGCGGGGCAGGGGCTCCTCTCGGGCGACGTCTTCGGCGTCGTCAAGGATTCGGTCTCGACCGGCCAGCAGGCGACGCTCGTCGTCCGTGGGTCCTTCAATCTGCCGAAGGTCACCGCCGACGCGATGACCCTTCACCAGCGCGTCTATTGGGACAACGGGGTGGGCAAGCTCACGACCACCTCCGCCGGGAACCGCTCCGCCGGCGTCGTGATCGTGGCCGCGGGCGCGGGGTCGACGAGTGTCGAGGTCCTGCTCCAGGGGCCGCCGAACCTATAGCGCTCGGAAGAAACGGGCGGCCCCCCCGGAACCGCGCGCTCGGTTCGCCCGGACCGCGCCTTCCATGGGCTCCGAGGCACGGAGCGCCGGCTCCAGTCCGAGCGACGCGCGGGGTCTCCCTGCTCATCCGTCCCCGGAGTGGTTGGGAGGAGGAGGCAGGACGACCAGGATCCCAGGAACTCGTTTCGCCTCCCGGGAGGCCGTCCGCGGAGGGCCCGCGCGGCGGTGAACCGGACCGCGCGCCCCTCCAGGGAGAAACCTACTCCGTTTCGGCTCAGGAAGCGTTCGCTCTCCGTCCGACATATGTAGCGCGCCGAGTGGCGACGAAGGAAAGGGAGCCGACACCATGAGCGTTCAGGAGATCCTGCGGGCGATCGAGGTCGACGAGAAGCTGACCCAGGCCGAACGTCGCGGGGCACGCGCGCTCGAGACCGAGGAGAGCCGCCGGGGTCGCGAGGCCCTCGAGCGGATCGGCCGGCGCGAGCTGAAGGATCGCGCCCAGCTCCGGCTCCAGGTCCGCGGGGTGCGCCCGTGAGCCCCTTCCTCCGCCGGATGGCCTCGGACCTCGTCCACCTCCCGGGGGCGGCCTCGGCGTGCTACGTGCTCGACGCGCTGCTCCGGACCTGGCTCGCCTCCGAGGCGCCCACGGTCGACGTCCTGCCCGTGCTCGTGCTCGCGGCCTACGGGCTCGCATGCGCCTTCCACCAGCTCGTCCGCGGGGACGACTGGGTCTGGTCCGAACCTTCCACCTCGAACGAAGAGGATCCTGCCTCGTGAATCCCGTTGCCTTCCACCGCGCTTGCGCGGCCTTCCACGCCTTCGCGGGCGTCCTCCTCCACGTCGCCGGCGGGTGCGGGGGCTGGGCGGCCTTCGCCTTCGCCCTCGCCTCGCTCCACGGGTGGCGCTCCCTCTGGCTCGAGCTACGGGGGCGCCAGGGCCGGGAGAGCGTTACCCTCTCGGGCGAGGACTTCCGGTGATTGTGAGCCACGAACGCGCGCGGGCGTTGAGGGCGGACCTCCTCGCTCGAGGGCCCGCCACGAAGGACGAGCTCTCGAAGCGCCTCGGCTGGCCCGAGGCCGTCGTGCGCGGCGCGCTCCGACTCCTCGGGGACGCCGGGGAGGCCGACTACTACCTGCTCTCCCAGCCGGGCGGCCGGCCGATGCGGGTCTGGGAAGCGCAGGACCCCGGGTGCTGAAGGGGCGCGCGGCGCTCGAGGCGGCCCTAGCCTCCGCGCGACGCGGTCGCGGCGCGAACAAGTACCACGTGGCCCCGCGCGAGGAGCGTACCGCGGACGGGATCGTCTTCGCCTCGAAGGCCGAGGCCCGGCGCTACCAGGACCTGAAGCTCCTCCGCTCCGCGGGGCATGTGCGTTTCTTCCTCCGCCAGGTCCCGTTCCACCTCCCGGGGGGGACGCGCTACCTGCTCGACTTCCTCGTCTTCTGGACCGACGGGCACCAGTCCTTCGAGGACGTGAAGGGGACGCGGACCGAGGTGTACGAGCTGAAGAGGCGCCAGGTCGCGGAGCTCTACGGCGTCGAGATCGAGGAGCTCGGCGTGCGCCGGCGCACGCCGAGGCGCTAGGTCATGGGGCGGTGAGATCATCGCCGGTGCGCGTGATCTCCGCGAAGGCCTCCCAGCCGGCCGCGAAGACCTTCGTCCCGGCGGCCGGCGGGGCACCCGAGAAGATGGGCGCCCCGGTCGAGTTCCCGTTGTAGCTCTCCAGACCGGTCGCGCTCGTGATGACCGCGTGGTGCACGTCGACCGCGGCCCTCTCCGTGACGAAGCCGGCGAGGTTGTTCCTGCCCCACCAGCGGATCCCGAAGGTCCCTGTGTTCGTGAACTTGTCCGCGCGGAAGGTGTCGCGGAAGGACCCGATGGCGTTCCCGCCACCGGTCGCCCAGACGAAGGCGGTGTCCCAGAGGCGGGCGAGGATCGAGCCCGCGCCGTTGGTCCCGCTCATCCCGTTGTTCTCCCGCGCCGTGTTCTCGTAGTACCGCCAGCACATGAGCCGCTCGAGCGGTTCAGGGCGCGAGAAGAAGCCGGGGTCCTTGCTCCCGCGGGAGAGCGAGAACGCGGTGAACTCGACGTCAATCGCCGTGTTGACGGGCCAGATAACCCGGACCTCGAGATAGGCCGGCTGCAGGAGGTCCTTCCCGGCGACGCTCGGGAGCGTCCCGGTGAAGGCAAAGCGGCGCCAGGAGGTGTCGACGAGGTTCCCGAGGACCGGGGTCAACGTGGTCGTGACCGGCGAGCCGGAGCCGAAGACCTGCTCCACCTCCACCGCGAGGAGCGAGTGGTCCGCGCCTCCGATCCGGCGGAGGTCGAAGGCAAGGGTGATCGGCCGGCCCTCGTAAGTCTCGGCACGCTCGACGCGCTGGCGGAGCTTCGCGCTCTGCCCGACGACTGCGATCGAGTCCCATCTACAGGCGTAGGCGGAGCCGGATGGACCGCGGGGAGTCGCTCCGGTCAGGAACGAGCGCGAGAGATTGCCCGTCCCGCCGGCGGAGTCGAAGAGCCAGCGGTCGGGCCCATAGTAGCCGCGCGAGAAGGTCGCCCCGACGACCGTTGTCCCGTAGCGGTTCCAGATCCGGAAGTCGGGATTGAGCAGGACGTTCCCGCTCGTGCCCTGGGCGGCAATCTTCAGGATGGCCTCGAAGAGCTGATCGCGGCTCCCCTTGTCGAGCGTCAACCCCATCCCGAGGACGGGCGCGACGAGCTCCTCCTGGACCGCGTTTAAGAAGTCGTCGGTCACTCGGGTTGCGGGGACCGCCATCAGCGGGTCGCCCTCGGTGAAGAAACCCGGGGTCCCGACCGGGTCGGGCGAGGGGATCACGGGGACGGCGGTAGTGTGGTCAACACGGTGCATGGTCTAAGTCCTCGTGGGGATCGGAAGGACGAGGCGGATCGGGAGGCTCGAGGGGATCGCGAAGCTCCAGGGGGCGTAGCCGGTGTAGGGCTTGTCGTACACGTAGAGGAAGAAACCGTGGGCGGGCTTGATCGAGTCCAGGGTGCACTCGAGCAGGCCGTTCCCGAAGGTGACGAGCGGTTCGCCGGCGACCGTGATCCCCGCGCGCGCGAAGCGCGGGGTCACCTCGCCCGCGTGGATCTCCACCGCGAAGGCCCAGTCGTCACCGTAGAGGTAGTCGCCGGCCGCGCTCCCCGCGACGAAGGCCTGGAACCCGACGATGTCCACGACCTCGACGTCGTACCCGAGGCCCTTCGCGACCTCGGAGAGGTGGAAGCGGTTCTGCCCGCCGGGCAGGGCTATCTTCCGGTAGGCCGCGTAGCGTTGCTCCGTCGTTGTCTGGGGCAGGCCGTCGGTGCAGTCGTCCGCCAGGCCGAGGAACTCAATCCACTCCGGGAGGAGCTCGAGCACGGTGCGGAGGTCCGCCTCGTCGTGGAGGTCGAGCGAGCGCTCCTCAACGTCGGCGAGGAGCTCGGCCGGGGCGCGGAGGAGATCGAGGAGGACGGTCAAGGGCTGGACCTCTTCGGCCACGCTAGGCCGCGGGGGAGGAGCGCGGCCAGTGACTCGTGATAGGCGGGGCCTAGATCCGGCTCCTCGACGATCACCGGAATCGCCGGCGTGAAGACGGCCGGCGCCGGCAGGACCAGCGCGATCGGAACCGCGTTGGGTTGGTGCGGCGCCATGATGGTAGGCACCGGGACCGAGAGAGGGATGGGGACGGGGGTCGGAAAAACCCGGTTCTCCGCGAGGAGCGAAGGGGCGGGGAGCCCGAGGTCGAGGGTCGCCGCGGCGGGCTCGAGCGCGGGGATCCGCGAGACGCCCCACAGGAAGAGGCGCCCCGCCTGGGATGTCGCGACGTCGATCGAGAGCCCGGTCGGCGTGATCGCGACCGAGGTCGCGCGGAAGGCCGTCCCGCCGGCGCCCGAGACCACGTTCCACTCGCCCGATTTGTAGCGCGAGTACGCCACGGTGGGCATCGAGTCGGGGTCAAGGCCCTCGTCGATCGCACAGGAGATCGAATGGGTCTCGACTCCGTCCGTGACGAAGACCCCGAGCTGTTGCGCCGGCGCTCCGGTCTGAAGCGCGTCGCTGCTCGTGGCTCCGATCCAAACGCCGATCACAACCTCGCAGTAGCGCCCGAGGCCGACGAGCGCCGTGACGCCACTCTCGCTCCCGGTGAAGGTCTCGACCGCGATCAGGCCGACGCGGTCGTCAACCCAGTTGAAACCAAGCCAGAAGGCACCGACGGCGGTCCCGTCGCGGTCGAAGCCGTCGGTGACGAAGTCCGTCACCGCGTCGTCGCTCACGGTGGTTGGAACCCCGCCCGCCTCCTGGATCGCCCCCGCGTAGTTCGTGGTGCTCAGGTACTGTCCGCACGAGACCGGGTCGGCGGCCGTGGGCCAGCACGTGCCGGCGAAGCCCTGGACGATCGAGCCGCCGTCCACCGCTCCGCCGACCGTGACCGAGAAGCCGGTGGCTATCCCGCCGAAGCTTCCGCGCTTCGCGAAGGAGAGGAGATGGGTCGGCGACCCGCCCACGTAGAAGGAGGCGTTCTGGGCGGCCGAGCCGGCGCGGACCCCGCACCCTCCGAAGAGGATCACGATGAGCTTGACCTTCCTCGAGGAGGAGAGCCCGGAGACGTCGGTCCAGTTGACCGCGATCCCGTCCGAGAGGTCGGAGACCGTGCCCAGCGCCCAGTCTCCCCCGAGCGTCGCCGGATCGAGGACGCGGATCAGGCCCGTTCCGGCCGAGGAGGTGGAGGCCGCGTGTCTCGCGACGCTCGCGCCGCTCTGCCCCGCACGGAAGAAGCTCGAGAGGCCTCCCGCCTTCGTGCTCGGGCCCTGCTTCGAGAAGTAGGCGAGCGAGAGCTGGGCGGAGCTCGCCTCGGTGAGGTAGTCGCCGGAGACGAAGACCACCGCGGCCTGGAAGTCCGTGATCTTCGGAGAGGTGTAGTTGACAACGCCCGTGGAGAGGGGCGCGTCGACCACGAGGACGGCGAACTCGTCAGCCATGGCCTCTTCACCTACACGAAGGTCACCGTCCCGAGGACGGGGAGGCTCGTCGCCCCGACGACGACGTCGCCGGCGGGCACGGTGAGGACGTGGTCCTGTTCGCCCGCGGCCGTCGCGATGGCCTCGACGAACTTCGCGTGGGAGATCGTCCCACCTGGCGCGCCCTCACGGACGAGCATCCCGCGAAGCGCGTCCTCCACGGCCACCTGGACGGGGAGCGTGTTCGGGGTGAGCGCGACCGTGATCGCGATGGCCTGGGCAACGGGCGGGATCGTCGTCACGGCCGCTGTCACCGGAGCGCTGTCGCGGCGCGTCTCGTCGGTCAGGCGGTCCTGGACCTCCTGGACCTTCGCCGGGTTCGGGATCGGGCCGCCTGGGTCGTCGTCGACCGCGAAGAGAACGAGCACCGTGCCGAGGCCCAGGCCGTTCTCGATGACGAAGACGCGGGTTACGCCGGGGACCTCGCGCGCCCAGGCTTTGTAGTCGGCGACCGATCCGCCCTGGGGTGGGGCCGAGACGAGCTCCTGCAGTCGGTCGCGGAGCTCGCGGTCGGTCTCCGCGTCGAGCCCGTTCACGAGGCCGCCGGCGTCAACCGTGGCACCGGTCACGCCGGCGATCGGCGTCGCGAGTGCGAGCGAGCTCGCCGCGGCGGTGTTCCCGGCCAGCCCAGCGAGCTCGGCCAGGACCGGGAGCGAGAGCACGCCGGCCGCGATCGTCCCGCCGGCGGTCGTGATGAAGCGCCGGCCGTCGACCCGCTGGACGACCGTTCCGAGGGGCACTGCGACCCCGCTCGTCCCGGCGAAGGTCACGGTTCCGGCGGCCCCCGCGGCCGGCCGACGCTCGAGGCCGAAGAGGTCCGCCCAGCGCTCGAGCACCTCGGCGTCCGCGGTCAGGGGCACAACCTGGCGTGAGACCCAGTCGAGGTAGCCGTAGAGCCCGTGGAGTCCTCCCGCCCAGACGCGCGCCAGGACCTTCAGGACCGACCGATCGAGGAGCGAACCGAGGCCCAGGCGCGAGGCAGTCTCGCTTTCCGCACGGGCCACGAGCTCGGCGAGGGTCGGGCGCGCGAAGGTCACGGCGCCCAATGGTGCCGTCCGCGCTAGGGGACCGCCACCAGCGCGAAGCGGGCCGGCCCCACCGCGAGGGTGACCGCGAGCTGGGCCGTCCAGAGGTCCGCGCGCTCGGCCGCCTGGCCGCGGATCAGGCGCACCTCGAGGAAGAGCGTCTGGCCGTCGAGCCTCGAGGCGGTAGCCTCGACGCGCTCGGCGATCCCGGCCTCGAGAAGCCAGGCGAAGGCCGCGCGCGCGTGCGCCTCGGCCTGAACGAGGGTCTCGTTCCGGAGCTTCGAGCGCTCGAGAAGCCAGAGGAGCGAGCCGAAGCCCGCGGCGCGGTCCTCCTCGATCACCTCGGCGGCCCACCAGCCACGCCGATCAGTCCCGAGGTCGGGGAGCTCGTCGTCGGCCGCGGCGAGCGCGTCCGAGAAGAGCGACACCAGGGCCGCGGTTGTCAGACCGTCCTCTGTCCGAAGGTCGCCGTCCTCGAGCACGAGGTCGAGCGTCTCGCCCACCGGAACCAGCGCTACGTCGATCATGGGTGGAAGAGCGTACACACCCGACAATCGAACGGCCGCGGCCACCCCCTATCGAGGTCGGCCGCGGCCGTCATGGAAGGGGGCAGCCCTTCAGGAGCGCCGGGAGCGGAGCTTGCTCGCGCTGGTCGCGGTTCGGATCGCGCCGAAGACGTCGGACTGGCCGTTCGCGTCGGCGCCGATCGAACCGGACAGCACGACGGTGTTGGCGTCGCGCTTCGACTCGACCGCAACCGCCACGCCGGCGTTGACTCCGGTCCCGCCGGCAGGGACGAAGACCTCGCCCGAGCTCGGGCTGTAGTTCTGGAAGGCTCCCTGGGCCGAGAGCGTGCGGCTCTGCTCGTCCCAGGTGGCCGCGTTGACGGTGACGACGATCGGGAACGGGTCCGTGGCGCTCGCGCCCATCTCCTCGAGCTCGGTCGCGACCGCGCCGAAGGCCTCGGCCTCCTCGGGCGTCAGGTCCGCGTCTTCGATCAGTTGGCGAATCCGCGCGCCCACTCGGGACGTCGCGACGTTGAAGCGATCGATCATCTTCTGGGTTTCCGGGCCGATCATAGGGGTAGCTCTTCCTTCTGGGTCTGGGGGGGTTTTGGTCGGGTGGGGCCGCCGAGCCGCTCGAGCTTGCGGGCCACGGCGTCGAAGGCGGCGACGCCCTCGGGGGTGAGATCGTGGGCGAGGTCGAGCTTGTGCTCGATCCTCGCCAGCGTCCGCTCTATCGCGGCGAAGGCTCGGCCGAGCTCGATCCCGAGGTGGACCGATGCCGGGTCGTGCGCGCTCCGCTCTCGGTGCTCTGGGGTCATGGTGGAGGAGGGTACGGCGCGCGGGGGCTGGGCGGAAGGACTCCCCGTCCAAGCGCAATGCCCGGCCCTAGACCGTCGGCACAGGGGGCCCTGTCGTCCCGCCCTGCGGGTCCGAGTGGGTGTGCACGTTGTACGCGGAGCGGAGAGCCGCGAGCGTCCCGACGAGGTCGCTCACGTTCCCGGTGGCCTCGACGTCCCCGGTCACGGCCACCTTGCCCGCGACCTTCAGGTCCCCCGAGGCGACGACCTCTACCGAGCCGTCGGCGCGAACGAAGATCCGGGCCGGCCCGGAGGCATAGAGGCACACCTCGCCCTCGGCGAGCGTCGCGACCGGACGCGCTCGGCGGTCCTCGTCCGCGACCACGATAGGGTGGTCCCGGTTCCCGCCGAGGCAGAGGACCACGACCTCGGAACCCGTGGGCGGCCGGGTCGTCAGGCCGAAATGGGCGAACCGCTCAACCTCGCGGAGGGTCTCCCTCGAGAGCACGGCGAGCTCGAGCGTCTGGGCCTTCGTCGTGTCCGTCGAGGAGCGCACGACCGCCCGCTGGGCCAGCACCTTCACGCGGTGGAGGACCGGCTCGACCAGGCGCCGGACGAGGTCGACCATCGCCACCGCTTAGAAGCCTCCGTCCTCTTCGCCGAACTCGAGCTCCTCGGCCGCGTCCACCGCGGGCTCGGGATCGTAGGCGTCCGCACGCGTCAGTCCGACCTCGGTCAGGGTCCCCTGCTCGAGGTCGCGCGTGTGGTGGAGTTCATTCACGAGGAGGACCTGGTCGAGCCCGGCGCCCTGGATCGCCACGTGGGAGAGGACGTTGAGCGGCCAGACGCGCCCGCCTGGACGTTGGCGCCAGCCCTGGACCACGCACGAGCACGTGGCGCTGCGGGCGGCCCGCACCGTCGCCTCCCAGCCCGCGCGGTCCTTCGCACTCTCGAAGACTAGCGCGCCCTCCGCCAGCACGAGGAGCGGGCGGAATCGCTCGACGCCCGGGTCCTCCGCCGTCCCCTCGACGAGCGCCGACTGGTCCGCGAAGTAGTCGTCGGCGCCGGGGTGCTGGGCCCGGACGACGTAGCTCGAGAAGCGCTGGCGGAGGTTCGTCTCAACCGCCCACTCGAGGACGTTCCGGCCCTCGATCAGGGCCACCTGGGCGAGCTGGCGCCCGGGGCGCTCGAGGAGGAGCGCGCCGTCACCGGCGGAGTGGGCGAGGACCCCGCGGAGTCGACACGCGCGCTCAATCGCGCTCCAGGCGGTCTCTCCTGGCTGGCGCGCAAAGCGGAGGAAGGGCTCGGTCTCTTCCTCGAGGAGCGAACGGACCTCGACGTCGAAGGGCTTCGCGATCAGCTCCACGAGCTGCTGCAGGTCCACGTCGTGCCACTCGCCCGGCTCCGAGAGCTCGGAGCAGTCGACGAGATCCGCTGTCCGGTCGCGCCCCGAGACGACCACCGAGCGCTCGCGCGCGCCCCCGCGCGCCTGGATCGCGTCCACGTACCCACGGATCACGACCTCGCCCGCGAGGCGCACGGTCACCTCCTGGCCGGCCCGGATCGGCAGGGGGTCGCGGTCGGAGACCTGGACCGTGAAGGCACCCGAGGCCGCCTCCATCGAGCGGGAGACCTCCACGCGCTCCCAGCCCGAGAAGCTCCGGCCGCCGACCAGGAGCTCGAGCTCGTCCTCGTCTACCGCGGGCAAGGGTTCACCTCGAGAGCACGAGGAGCGGGACGAGGCCGGGGAGGCGGAGCGGGTGGCGGAGGGCGTTCTGGTCGACGAGCTCCTGGGCCCGGCTCTCGTCCTGGTAGAGCTCGTGGGCGACGACCAGGGCCGGGCGCGTGGTCGAGAGGGTCATGGTCCGGAGACTCGGGAGGTCGCGGTCAGGCGGAGGCACGGAGCGCGCCAGGGTCACGCGGAGGGCCTCGAGGGTGGGGATCGCGTCGTCCGAGGCGTGGGCCTCGAGCTCGTCCAGGCGCGCCGCGAGCTCGGCCTGGACCTCCTGGGCCTCCTCGAGGGTCCGGTAGTCTACGCGCGCGGCCGCCCGTACGGAGCCGGCCATGGCGGCCGTCTCCACGAGCTCGGCCGTGAGCCGGCCGTTCTCGACCGCGACCTCGCCCTGCAGGCCCGGCCCGGCGTCGTCCACGGGGGGGAAGTCCCGGAGGGCCCGGTAGGCCTCGAGCGCCCCGAGCGGCGCGGAGGAGGCATCCAGGACGGCGTCGAGGGCTTGAAGCACGCGCGCCGCGAGGTCCGCCGGCGCCGAGACCAGGACGGAGACCTGGGTCAGGAGACCGGTCAGAGCCGACTCGAGCGAGGCCACGTCCCGCGCGGGCCCGCTGAAGACGTCCAGGTGCCGGAGGCGCGCCACGGCCTCCAGGACGACGTCCTCGACCGCGGTACGGGCGCGCTCGACCACGCCGGCCACCACGACCCCTTCCTCGAAGGCCTCCAAAGCGGCCGTCCCAAGGGCCTCCGCGGCCTGGTCGGCTTCACCCACCGGGTCCGCCCGCGGGGCCGGCTCGATCTCCTCCCCGACCTCCTCGAACTCGGCCATGAACCGGACCATCCGCCCCTCGTCGGTCGTCTCCCGGAACCGGAAGGACCGGCACAGGGCGAGGAACGTCCCGATGGTCGGATGAACGAGCGTTCGGCCGGGCTTCCGCGGGAACCCGGGGCTCGCACCTTCGAAGACTGCCTGCAGGCGGTCCCGCTGCAGGGCGTAGTCCTCGCCCAGGAGGTAGCCCTCGACCTGGATCCGGCGCACCTCGCGCCCGAGCTCCTCGACGAAGGGCCGGTCGCGCAGCGGGTACTCGTGCACGGCCGCCCGCCGGCCGCCGGCGAACTCGCTTTCCCGGACCTTGAAGGGGACGCCGGCGAAGCTCGCCGGCAGGAGTCTTTCCTTCCAGGTGGGCATGGGGGCGGACCTTATCGGGTTCCGGGAAGTCGATAAAGAGCCGGCCGTGGCCGTCGGCGTCCGTCACCAGGCGGGGCGCGGATGGTCTCCAGCCCGCCGGGACGGCAGCGCGGAGGAGGAGGACGCTCGCGTATCCGGCGGTTCCCCCGGGCGGCTCGTCCGGCCTCGGCCGGCGCGCGCGAGCCTACTAGCCCGCGAGGCCCCCCGCGAGGACGTAGCCCGTGTCCACCTCGAGCGGGACGTCGCCGGTCTGGCGCGCGCGGACGCGCGTCCCGGCCGGGGCGTTCCTGAACTCGATCTGGACGGAGCCCGAGACGTCGGTCCGTCCGGTCGCCGGCGCCCCCTGGGCCGCGGCGTCGAGCCTCTTCGTTCCGAGCGTGCGGCCGATCGCGGCGCGCACGGAGCCTTCGGGCGCGGAGGTCCCCTGCTTGAACGCTGCGCCGGCCAGGAGCCCGCCGAGCGGGAGCCCTCGGGCCATGGAGAGCGCGCGCGGAAGGACGCGTGGTAGCGCCGTCCCCACCGCTCGGGCGGCCGGGCCCATGAAGCGGAAGAGCCCAAGGAGCTTCCCGCCGACCTGGAGGACATTCCCCATGCCGACGAGGAATGGCCCGAGCGCCGCGGCCGCGATCCCGAGCGCGACAACCGTCGTCCTGACCGGCTGGGGCAGGGTGCGGAACCGATCGATCACCGCCCCGAGCTTCGTCGCGAGCGCGCCCAGGGCCTCGAGCAGGCCGGAGCGCGCAACCGTGATCAGGAACCGCTCCCACTTGCCCTGGAACTCCTCGAGGACGCCGACCCCGCCCCCGAGCTGCACGCGCGCGAGGTCCCCGGCCGCCCCGCCGGCGCCGCGGAGCTCCTCGACGAAGGCGCGCACCTTGGCTGTCCCGGGCCCGAGGAGCGCCGCGAGCGAGAGCCCGGCCTTCGCCCCGAAGAGGCCGATCGCGTCGCGCGCGTCCGCCCCGTGGAGGTTCAGGGTCTCGAGGATCTCGTCGAGGTTCCGGAGCTGGCCGTCGTCCCGGAAGAGGTCCCGCGACGTGAGCCCAAGCCGGAGGAGCGTCCTGGACGTCTCGCCGCTGGGGCGTTGGAGCGCGCCCACGGCCTTCTTGAAGAGGGCCGCTCCCGCGGCGCCCTCGAAGTGCGCGTCGGCGAGGACGTTCAGGATCGCGGCGGTCGACTCGAGATCCTGGCCCGTCTCGCGCGCGCTCTGCCCCGCGCCGGCGAGCCCCTCGACGAGCGCGGCGAACTCCTGCTCCCCGCGATTCGCGGCGAACGCGAGGATGTCCGTCACGCGCCCGGCCTCCTCGGTCCGGAGCCCGTAGGCGTCGAGGACGTCGGTCGTCGCCTTCGCGGCCGTGGCCTCGTCGACCAGAGCGGCTGTGGCGAGCGCGACCACGCCCGGCAGCGCGCCCTGGACCTCAGCGAGCGAGCGACCTCCGCGCGCGAGCTCGGCCATCGCGACCGCCGTCTTCCGCGCGCTCGAGGGTATCCCGGCCGCCCCGAGCGTGGCATCGGCGCTCGCCGCGAGCGCCTCGACCTCGGCCGCGGTGGC